AATTGGATTAAATTTGTTCGAGAACAAGTTATGAATGGAACATACATTATAGATAAAAGTCAAGTATTAGAAAGAGTAGGAGGAGTTCCATCTGGATCTCTCTTAACGAGTTTAATTGATAGTATTACTAATTTTAATGCTATATATGAAATAATGAGAGTAATGGATTATAAAGATACTGAATTTGAAGTAGGTGTATATGGAGATGACCATTACGTATTATTTGATGATTTAAAAGGAATGACCCCTCTTACATTTAAAAAGAAATTTTCGAAGATTGCAGCAGCTTTATTCAATTTTAAATCATCACCTGAAGATACCATTGTCTGTGAGACAAAAATTATGGAAGTTCAATATAAACGACCTGTATATAATGAACTATGGTATGAATTAATGAAAGGTACTTCAGATAAGAAACCGATTGGATATCAATATTCATCTGAAATTTTCCGTTACCATAATTTCATGAATGGAGAAACACATCGTCAAAATTATTATTTCAGAGGTAAACCAAGCTTTTTATCGTATTATTGGAGAGATGATGGAATGCCAATACGACCTCTTATTGAATGTATAGCGCGTATTCTAAATCCCGAAAGACCTATTAGAACTCTTGAAGAACATGAAGCATTAATATGGTCATGGATCTATGAAAATTTATATAATTATCATTTTGTAAATGATATGTATTATGTTTTAATGGATATAGAATGGATGAAAGAAGAGGCCAAAATCTGGGGAGGAATAGAAAATGTTACATTATGTGATAAAGAATCCCCATATTATAAGTTCTACTATTCTCAGCCGAATAAATTAATAGGTACTACTCAAAGAATGTGGTTTAGACGTCGAACGGATATTAATAGACAAATCGACATTCGAAAATCTTCCGAATGGATTGATAACTTTACTCAAGAATTTGAAAAAAGATTTATTAAGTTGAATAAAGTCTATATTAAATCTTTGCACAGTAATGAGAATTACGATATAAGAAATCAAATGTATAATTTCATGAATAAACATCACAATATCTCTAAATATAAAGAAATAGTTGATACAAGTGTTATTTATGATCCCGTTAGCACATTAATGAAAAATAAAGATGAAATATTATGTAATTATGATGATCTTCCAGAAATCATTAGAGATAACCAAAATCCATTTATAGCACCAACTATAAGATTCGTAAGAAGAAAAGCACTTAGTGCCGGATACATGAATATTCTACTATGTGGAGTTAATTTAGGATTAGCA